AAGATATACTGACGAAAGACAGTGTGAATTTGTCACACTTTTACATAATGATGCAACTGGATTTTTAAATCAATATGCAAAGGTTTATAGTACTAATGATTTGGGTTCATTTGATTTTAGCATTCAAGGAACCGAGGGAATATTAGAATTTTATCCAATAAAATATATCATAAACGATTATAATGTTTCTATTATTGCTTATGATGTAAAGGGCGTTCTGTCTGGTGTTGGCAGTACTAATTATGGTGGAATTGTAAATATAGTAGGAACAAGTGTATCCTCAGTTTCAGTAGGATCTACTTGTACAATTGTAAGTATTGCAAATACATATACTTCGGCAAAAGTTTTAGTTGAAATTAGTGCAAGTAATGGACAATATGAATTTGATGAATTGAATATCATTCACGATGGATCAAATATTCAATTTTTAGAATATGGACAATTAACAAATAATTCTGCTTCCCCATATTCAAGTTCTGGACTGGGCACCTACAACCCATATTTTTCCGGTTCAAATATAATTGTAGATTTTATTCCAAATACTGGATTAGCAGTTACTTGCAACACACTACACATCTCAATTGCAAATACATCATATACTGGTGTAGGAACTTTTGATATGAAGTATTCTTTGTTAGAAGCAAGAACAACTTCAATCGCATCATCAACATCTCCAATTGCAACTCCGGTCGGGCAATATGTTAATATTAATAGTGATAATTTTGATTATGACTGTGCTCACTTCTTGGTTCAAGTATCAGATACCATAAACAATCAGCATCAATTGTCTGAGGTTATAGTTCTTCACAATTCTACAGATACTTTTATTACTGAATTTGCAAATATAGAAACTGCATCTGGACTTGGAACAGTAGGTGTATCTAGAACAGACACATATACAAAAATTACCTTTACTCCGAATCCAAATATTCAAGTTCAGGTAAAATCATTTATGAATGCACTGCAAATTGCAGATGAAGCGAGTGATATTACAGAAATTGATTTGACAAATTCTTCTATAGTTACAGATAGCAATACTTATGAAGGAACTGAACGAAGCATAAAGAAAGATTTTAATCTCCAACATAAGACTGATGATATATTCCGGAGAAATTTTGATGGAAGCGATTCTCAGATTGTGAATATATTGAACAATACAATAACAATTCCAAATCATTTTCTGGTAAGTGGAGAAGAAGTTGTATATTCACACGCAGGTGCAGGATCAACTCAGGCAATTGGAATTGCCTCAACTAGTTTTGTAAGTATTGGTAGTACTGATAAAATACCAGCAACAGTTTATGTTATAAAGGTAAGCAGTAATTTGATAAAACTGGCTTCTAGTGCTCAAAATGCATTAAAATCAATTCCAGAAGTTCTTAATTTTACTTCTGTTGGCATTGGATCTTCTCATACCTTTAATGCAACCAATCAAAATGCAAAGGTTATTGTTGCTATTGATAATTTAATTCAATCTCCTGTTGTATCCAGTGCGATTACATCTTCATTATCTAAACAACTTTTAATATCCGAAAATACAGCATACTTTACAGGAATCACATCATTTTTTGGTGGAGATTTAATCAAAATTGATGATGAAATTATGAGAATTGATGGTGTGGGGATTGGATCCACAAATACAATTCTTCTTAAGAGACCTTGGTTGGGAACTACTGTTGTAGGGCACTCTACGGGGGCTCTGATTACCAAAGTAGTCGGAAATTACAATATTGTAGACAATACTCTAAACTTCTCCGAAGCTCCATATGGAAATATTCCATTAAGTGCATCTACAAACTAACCAGATGAAATAGATTGGACTGGAATATCGGTGTCTTCCACCTTTCAGGGAAGAGTGTTCTTAAGATCAGGAACTCCCAATTCCAGTAATGAAACATATTCCAAAAATTATGTTTTTGATGATATTTCCAATAATTTCAATGGCAGTAAAAAGGATTTCACTCTTACTTCCAGTGGATCTAGTGTGACTGGAATTAGTAATGAAAATGCAGTCATTTTAATTAATGATATTTTCCAAGGACCAGGATTAAATGCAGATTATACTTTATCAGAAAATCTAGGAATTACAAGTATTACTTTTACCGGAACAGCATCATCAGTTTCATATGATGTGAACGTCTCAACTCTTCCAAGAGGTGGAATAATAGTTTCTGTTGGATCTACGGAAGGATTTGGATATCAACCACTTGTTTCTGCTGGTGCAACCGTTACAGTTTCTGTTGCAGGCACTATTTCAGCAATTAGCATTGGAAATAGTGGTTCTGGATATAGGTCTGGAATACAAACCAGTGTAAGAGTTGGTGTGGCAACTTCATCAACAGGATCACCGAGCATTCAATATATTGGAACAGCTGCGGTAAGTAATGGAAATATCGTGAGCATTGCAATTACAAATCCAGGAACTGGGTATACTTCCACCAACCCACCAGAAGTAATTATTGATTCACCACTCTCATATTCAGACATACCATTAGTTTATAGTGCTTCTTCAGTTTCTGGAAATGGTGGTAATGCAACTGCAAGTATTGTGGTGGGACAAGGTTCAAGTGTAATTGATTTTGAAATTACAAATCTTGGGTTTGGATATGGGCAAGAACAAATTTTAACTGTTGCAATTGGTGGAACAACAGGAATTCCAACTACAGGATCTGCTTCTTTTAGAGAATTTCAACTTTCAATTCAAGAAACATATGCTGATGAATTTTCTGGATGGTCAATTGGTGAATTAGAAGTTCTTGACAATTATGATACACTGTTTGATGGATCTAGAAAAGAATTTCCAATCACAGTTTCTGGAAGTCTTATTTCAATTCGTTCTGCACCAGGATCACCTGTAGATGTTCAGGATGTTTTGTTGATTTTTATTAATGATATTTTACAAATACCTGGAAGTGGTTATACCTTTAATGGTGGAAGTATTATTACATTTACAGAGGCACCAAAATCAGGAGATACTTCAAAAATACTCTTCTATAAGGGAAGTGGTTCTATTGATGTAATAGAAAGAAATATTTTAGAAACCGTAAAGGAAGGAGATGATTTAACTATTGGTTATGATCCTTCTATTGGACAACCAGCAACTTTCCAAGAAGATGAAAGAACTGTTACTAATATTACATCCACAAATACTGTTGACACACTTCCGTATTTTGGACCAGGAAATACAAATGATTCAAATTTATTAAGACCTGTTGTTTGGTGCCGACAAACCGAAGATAAAATTATTAATGAGCAAATAATTGGAAAAAATAGAATTCTATATGAACCTCTAATTTATCCAACGGCATATTTAATCCAATCAGTTGGAATCGGATCTACGATCATTTATGTGGATAATATTCGTCCATTCTTTAATCCAATTAATGAAAATAATGTAACTCTAAATTTCCAAAAAAATATTACATTAATTTCTCAAGATGGTAGAGTTGGAGCAACAGCAACTTGTATAGTCTCTTCTGGGGGAACGGTCACCTCAATTGTCATTAGTGATGGTGGAGTTGGATATACAACTACGCCAACAATATCAATATCTCAACCAATTGGATTTGGAACAACAGCAGCACAAAATACTGCTCTTGCAACTGCAACTATATCTGGTGGAGTTGTAACAGGAATTGTAGTTACATATAGTGGAAGTGGATACATATCTACTTCTGTTCCACAAGTATTAATTGAATCTCCGACTTTAATTTCAGAATCAGATTCTGTTACTACTTATAGTGGAGATTCTGGTGTAATCGTTGGATTTGGAACCACTACAATTTCTTCAATTGATAAAATTATATTTGATCTTTATATTCCAACCATTTCATATTTAAGAGATACTTCTGTGGTTGCAACTGCAATTACAGTTAGTGGAATTGGAACTGGTGACTATTTCTTGGTTTATAATTCAAATGTTGGTGTTGCAACAACATCAATAACGTCAAGAGACACTAGTAATAATATTATAGGAATTGGAACTAATTTTGTAGATAATGTTTATCAAGTAGAGAGTGTAAGTAATGTAAGTGTTGCAAATACTACAATTGGAATTGCAACAGTTGGTTCTGCAACCACTACAGTAAGAAGAGTTCTTGCAAGAATTAGTGGAATTTCTACTATTAATTTTTCATCAACAAATATTACTTTTGATTCAACTGTATTTACTTTTGACTCTACTGGAATTGGTTCTGGTAGTGGTTACTCTGGAGGTATCACAACATCAAATTACTTTGGAAACTTTAGTTGGGGTAAAATTCAATTAACTGCAAGAACCGAAGAGAGTGAATTTAATTTTTATGGTAACGTTGGAGTTGGTGGAATTTCTACATCTGCGTATGTAATTCGCACCGTACCTCTAAAATTCCTTAGCTACACTTAATCAATAAATAGTTAAAAACTTTTTAAAATGGCAAGAATCGGAATAAACACGGGAAGTGCAGCAAATGATAATACAGGTAGTACTCTTCGTGCCGCTGGTGGTATTATTAATGACAATTTTAGTGAGATTTATACTCATTTTGGTGATGGAACAAACTTAACTTCAATTGGTGGAACCTGGACATCAACATCTGTAGGAATTCATACTCTTAAGAACGTTGGTATAGGAACCACAAACCCTACTAGTGCTCTTACAGTGACTGGTAATGGAACCTTTACTGGTGTGGTGACTGCTACCACATTTATTGGTGCACTGACTGGTACTGCATCTACTGCTACTTTATCAACAAATGCTCAAGGGCTTACTGGAACACCTAACATTACCGTTGGAGTTGTAACTGCATCAAGACTTAATGTAGGAACCAGTGGAACAGTCATTACCACAACTGACAGTGGATTAGTTGGCATAGGAACTACAAATCCAAGATTTGCATTAGAGGTTGGTGCAGTAGGAGCATCAGGAACAACACTCTTTGTAAATGGTGATGCAAGAGTTACTGGTATTGTTACCATAGGTCCTGCAAGTATCACTCTTAATGGTATTACAAACATTATCAATGTTGGTACCGGTATTACGATTAATGGTTCTACTGGAATTATCAGTGCAACAGCAATTGTTCTTGGAGGAACAACATTAACTGGTTCTGCTGTTACTTCTATTACTGCTGGTTCTGGTATTTCTGTAAATCAATCTACTGGAAATGTAACAATCACTGCTACAGGTACAGGATCAACCTCTCAATGGGTCACTACAGCAGCAGGGATTCATACACTGTCTAATGTTGGTATCGGCACCACAAATCCCACCAGTGCTCTTACAGTGACTGGTAATGGAACCTTTACTGGTGTTGTAACTGCTACTACATTTATTGGGGCACTCACTGGCACTGCAACAACTGCTACTAATGCTCAAGGACTTACTGGAACTCCTAATATTACTGTAGGTGTTGCGACAGCATCAACACTCAATATAGGAACTGGTGGAACAGTTATTACTACAACCACTGCTGGATTGGTTGGAATAGGAACCACAAATCCAACAGAAAAACTTACAGTTGTTGGACTAACATCATCAACATCATTTTATGGAGATGCATCATACACTGCAAGTGGTAGATGGACATTAGGTGCTAATGGATTTTCTGATTATACTTTTGTTGGAGTTGGATTTACTCAGACAACCAATGATCCGGTTCTTTATCTTGCAAGAGGTAGAGTTTATGAATTTGTAAATAACTCTGGTGGTAGTCATCCATTTCAAATACGTGTAAGTAATGGTGGTGCTGCGTATAGTGATGGTGTTACTAATAATGGTGGTGCAAGTGGTGTTATAAGATTTGAAATTCCATTTAGTGCTCCAAATACTTTATATTATCAATGTACTTCTCATTCTGGAATGGGAAACACAATAAGTGTTTATCCAAATACAATCTAAAATAACTAATAAATAATAAAAAAACACTGTAAAATGGCAGCAATCATAACTGATCAAATTAGAATATTAAATGCAAAGAATTTTGTTTCTGGAATAAGCACCGGAACAAACTCTTATTATACTTTTATTGGTCTTCCAAATCCAACAGACTTTCAATCAGATTGGGATACAAGTCCTCCTTCACCAAAAGACAATTTTAATGAGGAGAATAATTATTGGGATACGATGATTGCATTAAAGAAAATTAATGCAAGTGATACTCGATTGGTGATTCAAAGAAGATTTTGGTCTTCTGGAACTGTTTATGATATGTATCGTCACGACTATAGTAGTTCAAATACGGCTCCAATATCGGGAGCAACTAACCTATATTCGGCAAATTATTATGTAATCAATAGTGATTATCGTGTTTATATCTGCTTACAGAACGGAATTAATCCAGATAATCCTACAGGGAAACCATCTCTTGATGAACCAACATTTACAGATTTAGAACCAAGATCTGCCGGTTCCTCTGGAGATGAATATATATGGAAATATCTTTACACTATCAAACCTAGTGAAATTGTAAAATTTGAATCCACAGATTTTATACCCGTACCTACAGATTGGGAAACAAGTTCTGAAAGTGCACCAATTAGAAATAATGCAATAGATGGTTCTCTCAAAATTGTAACAATTACAGATAGAGGAGTTGGTTTAGGAACAGCAAATAGAACTTATACAAGAATTCCAATCAAAGGTAATGGAAGTGGTGCAGAGTGCACAATTGTAGTTGATAATGATCAAAAGGTACAGTCAATTACAGTCTCAAATCAGGGATCTGGATATACTTACGGAAATGTTGATTTAGTTGCTGGTGGATTTCCAACAGGAACTACGAGACCCACCTTTGATGTTATTATTTCACCTCAAGGAGGGCACGGATATGATATTTATAGAGAACTCGGTGCAATTAACGTTCTTTTATATTCAAGAATTGAAAATGATGTTCAAAATCCTGATTTTATAACAGGAAATCAAATTGCAAGAATTGGAATTGTTCAAAATCCAAAATCATTTGGATCTACACAAATTATGTCCTTGGATAAGGCAAGTGCAGTTTATGCCCTAAGACTCACAGGAATTGGATATGATTCAGCAACCTTTGTGGCAGATAGTTATATCACTCAAACAATTGGAACAGGTATTACTGCTGCCGGAAGAGTCATAAATTATGATCAAACAACCGGAGTTTTAAAATATTGGCAAGATAGATCAGTTGCAGGATTTAATACGGTTGGAACAGCACAGACCACTCCTGTATATGGATTTAACTTAAATAGTTTTACAAGTTTTCCCTCAACTGGTGGAAGTTTATCAATTATACCAACTAACGGTACCACAACTCTTTCTATTAGTACATCATTTACCGGTATTTCTACTGTAATAAATAATAGGACATATTACTTAGGTCAACCTTTTGCGAATGGTTTGGCAAACCCAGAAGTTAAGAAATATTCTGGAAACATAATCTATGTTGACAATAGACCGTCAATCACCAGATCATCAAACCAAAAAGAAGATATTAAAGTTATTTTGCAATTCTAGGAAATTATGCCTCAACAAACTAATCTCAACGTATCTCCATACTTTGACGATTTCAATTCTGACAACAATTATTCCAAGGTTCTATTTAAACCTGGATATCCTGTACAGGCAAGAGAACTCACAACCTTACAATCAATTTTACAAAATCAAATTGAAAAATTTGGGCAACATTTTTTCAAGGAAGGTGCAAAAGTTATTCCGGGAAATACTGGATATAATGCACAATATTATGCGGTTCAATTAAATAATTCTTATTTGGGAGTTCCTGTTGAGGCATATGTTTCTCAATTAATTGGGACAAAAATTACAGGACAAACTTCTGGTGTAACTGCTGTTGTTGATAATGTACTATTTGCAGCAAATTCTGAGAGGGGCAATCTCACTCTCTATGTAAATTATCTTTCTTCAAGTACTGCAAATAATTCCACAAAAACATTTTCTGATGGAGAGGGACTTCTTGCCGGATCAACAATAAACTCTGGTCTTTTAGGAAATAGTACAATTCAGGCAGGACAAACATTTGCAATTACTCTTGCAAATAGTGCAACTTCTATTGGTTCTGCTTTTACAATTACTGAGGGTGTTTATTTTGTAAGGGGACAATTTGTAAGAGTAGCAACAGAAACTTTAATTTTAGATCAATATAGCAATACTTCAAATTATAGAGTTGGATTATTTGTAAACGAAGAAATTATAACACCAGATATTGATGAAGGTCTGAATGATAATTCTCAGGGATTTAATAATTATTCTGCCCCAGGAGCAGATAGATTTAGAATATCAGTATCACTTTTTAAAAAAAGTTTAGACGATTTTAATGATAATAATTTTGTAGAACTTGCATCTGTGAGTGCACGTGTTTTAAAATCTCAAAAAACCACTACAGATTATAGCAACTTAACAGACGAACTGGCAAGAAGAACCTATGCAGAATCTGGAGACTATTGTGTAACTCCATTTGATGTATCGGTCAAAGAGTCGCTAAATGATCAATTAGGAAATCGTGGTATCTTTAATGTTGGACAATTTACTTATGGTGGGTCGGTTCCAACTGATGAGTTAGCAGTTTATCAAATTTCTCCAGGAAAGGCATTTGTTCGTGGATATGAAATTGAAACTATTAGTCCAACATTTCTTGATGTACCAAAACCAAGAACAACAAAAACTTTAGAAAATCAGGCAATTAATTATAATACTGGACCAACTCTAATTTTAAACAGAGTTTATGGATCTCCTGTAATTGGAATTGGAAATACTTATGTATTAAGTTTAAGAAATGAGAGAGTTGGTATTGCAAGCACAACTGCTCCCGGAAAAGAAATTGGTTTATCTAGAATTTATGATTTTAGATTAGAGTCTGGGTCTTATAATGCATCAAATTCAAATATTAATCAGTGGTATATTTCACTATATGATATTCAAACAATTACTGAGATTAGTTTAAACGAA